ATCGATACCTTGCCCGTATTTGGATTGATATAGATTGGAAAAAAAAGATTTGGTCTATTTTCTCTATTAAATACTGGATTTCTGTTTCGGAGCTCAAGTTCTCGATATATGCCTTTTGAGTCTTGTTTATTATACGTTTTTAGCAGATTGCCTTCTTTTGGAATAAGATTGACAGCATTGCCTTTGGTTGTGTCTTTTGTGTAGAGTAATAGGTATTCATGTGTCTTTGCCAAGAATCGATCGAGTGTTCTACCCCTCGGATTTAGTTGCACCACGATACAGGCTATAAAGTTATCATCACCGAAAACCTCATCCGTATCCAGATCCGGCGTGTAATCCTTGGTCAGCAAAGCCAGCTTGATATTTGAGTCTGTCAGGTCCACCGTGCCGTTCCGGGTGTACACCCCGGCTTCATAATAAATGTCTATTGTTACTGCCATGATACTTTGTCCTTTTTTATCAGGTTGCCGGGAATGTGACTTCCAACGTATCGATTGTCTGAGAAGCACCAGCGGCAATGGATGTGCTTACCATCCGCATGTCCCCGGACGATGTACCGACAGATCCGTCGAACCGCACCGCAGTTGTTGAAGCGCCTGTCTCAAGATCCGGATCATAAAACCGGAACCAGGCCGCCGTACCGCTGGCCTCGCCCACACCTTTCCAGGTAGCATCTGACGGCTTTGCAATCACACCATCATCAGGGGTATCAAACACCAGCCCCACATCTTCCTGGAGTGTTGCACCGCCCCACTCAGTCGGTGTGGTGCCCGTTGCCTTGAATACCGTGTATAAATCATTATCCGGTGCGCCGATGTTGGTAAAATCCGTCTCTGTTCCGGCAGCTGTAATCATATACATCTTACCGGTGGTCACATCCCCGGAGGTTATTTCCGCCCCGCCATCACGGACGATCCGAACCAGGCGCGTTCCACTGCCTTCTGTTGTGTCTCCGTCCGCAGGTCTTGAACCGGAATAAACATCGATAACCCCGTCTTCAAAAAGTGCCGCAAACTCCGCCATGATCCCATCACGAAGGCCGGTTGAAAGTTTTAATGCCATATCTTTTGCTCCTTGTTAATTGTCTGTAAACATCAAATAACGGTGATTATCTTTGCTATGCAGAATGCCATATCCTGCGGTTGCCGGGTCCAGTGAAACAGATTTGTATGTCATGGGTATGAGATTCCCGTCCGGTAACAATGCACAGACCCCCAGATGATTCAGGACACAAACCACACATGTACCATTCATCTGCAAGCCTAAAAACTGAGCTTCGGCCAGAACCTCTGTGCCTGGCACCACTTGATACTGAGAGACCTGCCGGACTGCCATTTCCTGCATTGTATCCCCGGAAACAAAGAATAGTCCGTGACTTGTCCCGATATATAACCCGGTAGAGACAGACATCAGCATGGTTGGATCATCACCGGGAATCGGAACCCAATTTCGGGTCAGGTCAAACCGGTTATAAAAGAATGGTTCTGAAAACATGAGATATGCTTGCCGCGGCTGGGTGACCGCCACTACCATTTTGCTTTTATGCCAGCAAATAGGCTTTCCCGCAGGCGGTCCGGAAAACACTTTGTCTGTTGTCTGCCCGGAGGGGGTGGTTTCCGCTTCCCAATTCGTCCATGTCAGGCTGTCCAGTGAAATCCTGCCCATAGCCGTACCATTGCTGAAAAACACCTCTCCCGGTGCCTCCGCATAGCTTCCGGCATCATCTGATAATCCGGAAACAATAGCGTTTGCTGATCCGTCACTGTTCAATGAATATAATGTGCCGGCAGCAATATAAAAACAGGCTGATTCATTTTGGACAGACCATAGAGAATGAGGCTCAGATACAGCCGCAAGCTGCCTTAAACCTTTGCGCCTGCTTACACGGCCGGTCTCCCCGCAAATATCCACGTTGACCGCTTCGGCCAATGGCTGAACCCCGTTGCTGGAAGATTTCAGCCGTACCGGGTCAATCAGCGTATTCAACCCGGTTGACCCGGTAAATACTTTCAGCGTATTCATGCGATTTGATTCAACTTGAACGTCATGTTATACTATCCTCCCCGGTCACGTTATAAGCCTCTCTATCCCAGTTGTAAGCCTCCCCGTCACCCTCGACAAAGACACCCAGCTCGTTCACTGCTGCATGGAAAAGATCGGTCCATTTTTCGGTGTTGACCTTCGGCCCGCTGATCCCGTCCTCGATCAGGTTGAATATCTCTTTAGAGGCGAACGGCACCAAAAGGTTGTAATGAAGGGCCTCCGGGAGACCATCCGGGATATCGTCATCTTCCTCCATCTTGCTCGGCTTTTTGTAATAGTGGACTGTCAATGTTTTCGCTGTGGTGGGTACGTCCCGGTACATCAACCGCTTGCCCACGGCAACACAGTTGTGGATGTTTCCATTTTGCAGGACCGGGTACTTTTGCATGAACACTCTCATCGATCTTGCAATCGGAATCACGTTTGAATCATCATCAAGCACCATGGTCAACCCCCGGTCATAATCATCAGGAAGGTTTGCCACGCCTGCATCCGGTACCGTCTCTATGGTATCGGTTGTGAACAGGTCCGGCAGGGGAGGTGATATAGCATGGGTCCCCGGCAACAGAATGCCTGAACATACCCTGCCCACTCCCCGGTTGAGATACTTCCCGATATCTTCATCGGTGAAGGACGGATCCTGGATGATCTCCGCCACAAAATCTATCAGCTCCTTGAAAGTAAAAGACATTGGCAATCCTTTGAAGGGTTAAACCCGGCCGGGTGAGGACCGGGTTTTTGGGTTTTACGCAGTGGTACGGGCGTAGGGGTCCAGCTCGATGTTCATGTCAAGAGTGGCAGTGGAACCTGCACTGGTAACAAACTTGAGAAATTCCCCTTCCTCAAGAACGGACGCGCCATCATCACTGTCTGCTGCCCATACACCGACGGCACCAGCGGCAATGTCATGGCCAAAGGTCAATACACCAAGGTCTGTGGACGTTCCACCGACGGTGGGCTCACGGGTTACGGTGACGGTTTCATCTTCTCCGGGGTCCGCCTGGACAATCCCGGAAACTTTGCGGAGGGTGCAACGATACGGCACCTGGAAATAAGACGTTTGAGCACCAGAGGCAAAAGCCATGGAGTGCTGAAAATTAAGGTCCTGATCCATTGTTCTAATCCTTATGTTGTGGCCCTGGTATTACCCAGGGCGTTTTCGGTTAATTACCCTGTGTCAGGGTATTATGTCGGCTCGCTCAGGTTGGTGTGCCGGCAGTGGCCTTTTCTGTTGGTGCAAATGATCTGACCGATCCACCGGGTATTTGCCGTCAATGTGTCGGGCTGGTCTTTGGAATACTCCCATTTGGGAGTGGTGAAGGGCCACTTGGTGTGTGTTTTCGCCTTGAGATAACGCAGGTTCAGGGCATCCGTGATACCGTCGCTCTGCTTGTCATCGGCCACAACCGGAACCCCGCCAAAGAGGACATTGTCAAACCCGGCATCCACCAGCTTGGTATTGGAATACCTTGCCTGTGTGTGAAGGGTTCTTTCAAATCCGTCTTTCAAAACATCCGTGGTGATATACAGGTTGGGTTTTGCATCTCTGCTCTGGCCGGTCTTGGCCGTTCGCCGGATCTTCTGCATGACCTTGAAACTGATGTCCACAGAATCCGTGATGACGTTTGCCTTCCAGTCAGCCATGTCGTCTTCCTTGATGTTGCCGTATGCGACGGAAGAATCAGTGTTGAACAAATCCCCCAGACCCAGAAACGCTTTGGGGTCTGATCCGGCGGAGGCATAAACGGCAGTGCCCATCTTATCCCGGATGGTTTTGTGAATATTGCGGAGGATGGCGTGTGCCAGGTCAACCAGGGCCGCTTTCCCATTGTTCTGGATCTGGTCGTCAAGATCCATGGTGTTGCTGCCGTAATAACCTGCCCACCGGTACAGAACAGCATTCAAGATTTCCTTTTTGGACTGCGGAATCTTGGTGGTGTTGCCGTAGGTCCCGGTGTGAGACTTTTCGTATTCCAGGAACGCTTTGAGCATTTTACCGCCGTCAACGGTCTCCCCCGGCTGAACCATGGTGTCCTGAAACTTTTTGCCCGCCATGAGCATGTAGAGCAGAACGTTATCCTGAAAGACAATGTCTTCCGGCCGGTTCGACTCAATCCAGTCTTCTGTGATTACTTCAAGTTGTGCGTCGAGTGACATGATGTTTGTTCCTTATAATTGGGCCGGGTCACTCCATGGCTTCCAGGCGGGCCAATGTATGCTTTTTCAGCTCCGCCGGAGATAATTTGCCCTTGGGCTTCCCGATGTCTTTGGCTTTGGCCCCTGGTTTTTGCAGGACCTTACCGGTCCGTTCATCCCCCTGGGCGATTGTATCCAGGGCCTGTTTTTCTTGCGCGTCAGCAATTGCTTGCTCGGCCCGTAACGCAAAGTATGCGGAAAAATCATCGTGCATACCTGGCAGGGATTGCTTGACCTTCTCCAGTTCGCCGGACCGTTGCAGCTCCACAAAGTCCGGATGGTCGGTCAAAAACTTTTCCTGTGCCGCCTGCTGCTGCTGTTTGGCAGTCATGTTCTCGTATTGGGACATGGCTTCTCTTGTGGCTTTCTGGGCGGCCAGGTTTGCGGATTGTTCCAGGGCCTGCTCAAAAGGAATATCCCCTTCTTCCACGCCCTTTTTCAATTCCAACATGCTGGCATCAAAATCGAAGTCGTCTTTTTCGCCCTCTGTGGCCGGGGTCTGGTCCTGGGCCTGTCTGGCCTGCATCTGTTCCAGCATCATCGCGTTCATCTGTTTCATGCTGCCCAGTTCGTTCCCCTGTTCCCCGATCTTTTTTTCCAGCTCCGAATATGCCTGGGCCAGTTCGTCCTGGGATTTGAATTTCCCCAGAATCGGTTCCGGTTGTCCTTCGTCTTTCGGTTCTGCTTCTTTTTCCGGGGGCATTGCTCCTGCCGGCATTGTGTCTTTGTCTTCCATTTTTCCCGCTCCTTTTGGGGCTGGTTTCCCAGTTGTCCCGATTGTAAGTTGATGCTTCCGCCGGGCGGCTACGCTCGTTCAACGATGCCGTTCTCCTTGAGATAGCGCTTGTACTGTGACCGGTTTTCAATCGGCCTTTCCGACTCGGTGTCCTGAAGACACTCCCTGACCTCATTGTCCAACCAAGTAGGTTCATCCCGCTGGATCTGTGCGGTGATGACCTTCCTCCCTGTCCTGCCGCATGTAGGGCATGGGACCGGGGTTTTGTATTTCTTCAGTGGTAAAAACTGTTCAAACTCTGTGGTGCAGTTGGGGCACTCATAATTATAGAGAGGCATTAGACTTGTGCTCCTTGTTTCGCTCTCGGGGTTCCGGGTTGCGGCTGGCTGTTTGTGGTAGTACCCTGTCCGGGTCCGCCCTGGGGTTCCATGAGGAACTGCCGCAACTGGGCGGCCGACTGTTCATCCAGACCGGCCTGAACAAGTATCTGGAGCGCCTGATCAAGCTGTCCCTCGCCCACACGTTCAACAATCTGTTTCCAGCCCGGAAAGTTCAGTGTTTCAAGAAGGGCCTGCCGGTCGATGGCCTGCTGTTCGTACAGCTTCATTGCCTGTTCCTGCTGCTGTATTGATGTTCTGGCAACCGTTGATCCAGACTCCACCAGGTAGTTGAACCGTCTCCCGGCCAGGGACACGCCCTGCATGCCTACCGTTTTCCCCCGTACCTCAAGGGTCTCTTTTTTGGTTGAGAAGTTCAGCCACCCGGAAATTGCCCACCGGCCCCGCTCTCTGGCCATGTGCTCCACTGACCGGATCTTGTGCTGGATCAAGACTGCGTTTCTTTCCTGCAAAGCGACAATGGCACTGGCTGCCGTCACCCCGGAAGGAATTGTACCGCGGTCTGCATCTTCGATCTGGTATATCCGGTCATGCAGGTTTGTCAGCACGTCCAGCACCTGAAAGAAGGATTGCGGGATATTGGGTATCGGGACAAACTCAATCCTGGCATTGGGCCGTGTCGGCATCAGTACCAGACCAGGCTTGTTGTTGATCATGGATTTGGTGATCCCGCATCCGGCATCTACCCGGAGCGGCGGGAACATGGCCCGATTGGCCCAGGCCACCATCCGACTGACCATTTCATCTATCCTTTTGTTCAGGTCCCCGGTCTGTTCTCCGGCACTGAATCCCCAGATAGATGTTGAATCCTCATAGCTGTTGGTATAACTGAACGGGTACCGGCCCCAGGCATACGTTTCCTTGATCGCTTCCCGATTGATATTCAGGTTGATGTTGGGGTTTTCCATGTCCGCCAGGTTCACCCTGCCCCGGTTGGTCGTCACCACTACCCTGATACCATCGGGCATTGAATCATCCCGGAACCAGCACTCAACCATCAAACAGTCACCGGCCTGCTTGGTGTGCCTGGCCGTGACCTCGGATCGATACCGGATTCCCTGCCCTGATGTGTCTCGTTCGGCCGGACCCTCTCACGGTCTTCACGGCCCAGGATTGTTCGGACATCCTCAGCTTCCACCGTATTGGGTGGCAGACCAAATATCTTCTCCACCTTGTTCACATCCATGGGGTATGCGTGAATGACATACGGCAGGTCCTGGATATCTCGGTGATATCCCGGCGCCGGGAACCAGGCGTACGGGTCAACAATGGTTGTCAGCGGTTCCTTTTCAGATGATACCCAGCCGTGCTTTTCAACCGTGATCCCGTAAATCTCCATGACCTGGCAGGTGGTGGCAAGGCTTGCCTGCTGCTCCGTCTCATGCCAGTGTTTCCGGTTTTTCATCGTCAGGATTTCACCGGCATCATCCGTGTGACCGTCCAGGTCAACAACTTCCACGACGGGATTTTTGGCCGTGATGTTGGCTACTGTCCGCTGCACGTTTGCAAAGAACAGATTGACTGTCACATTGTTCGGCTTGTTGCGGCCTTTGGCTCCCCAGTGATCTCCCCGGAAAAGACGGTAATTGGCAACCCATCTGTCCATGAGACCCAGGCGCTCTTTCTCCGCATACGCATCTTCGAACAGACCCCATATCCAGAGGCCAAGCTCCTTGTGTCCTTTGGGTGGTGGAGTCTCAATGCTGTATTCTTCGATGGGTTTAACCAAGTGTAAACTTCCCTTCGGGCGCAATCAGGCCCCCGCATTGTCTGCATTCGATTGACCCGGACCCGGCGCTCGAATCGGGTGGTGCAGGCTCCCATCCATACCCGGCATATTTCTCTTTCAGCCGGATCATGCCGGGATGTGCATGCTTGTCCGGGTCATACTGATCAGTGGTTTCGTAATGACGGCCGCCACATAGAGGACAGACCACGTCACGGGGGATATGGTCTGATTTCAGAATGCCATAAAATCCACGCTCATCCTCAACGATTACATAATCGTCCGGGATAACCTGCTGGGCTTTGGCCAGTGTCTTGTACCGATCCCCTTTGGCCGGTGTGAAAATCTCTTTCATTTCTCTGCCGCCTTTTCAGCCAATGATTCAGCGAACTGGTCAACAAACCTGTCCTGGTGTTTCCGGAAGCTGTCCGGGAAATCGACTGTGGATTTGGTCTCATCCTGATTGAAACCCAAATCATCCTCGACGTTGAACGATTCCCCCTGGGGCTGTTTGAACTGGAACATGGAATCATACCCCTCGCGCTTGGTGCGAAAGACCAGGAACCCACCCAGGGCCACACCGGTGATGGTGCAGACCCATGCCAGAATAAATGATAGGATCATCTCAATCATGTTGCCGTCGCCAGTGCTACTTCATCAACGTTTTCAATGATGGTCCCGTTACCGGCCGAATCGATCCAGAAGACAATACACTCATCGCCTGCATTCAAGGTCAGCTCATCATTGGTACCGTCAAACGTGCCTGCTGCTGCCGTGACCGTGTGTGCTGCTGTCCCGGATGCGCTGGTGTTTTTCACTACCAGCATGCCGGGGTGGTCGGCCAGGTCTGCGATGGTGGCCTCAATGGCCGTGGAAATGTGATTAAGCTCGATGGCATTGACGCCAGGTGTAACAGCTCCGGATTCGGTCAGCTCCTGGACGTTTGCCCGTGTTTCAGCGGCTTTGGTGTCAGCGTATGCCTTGACGCTCTGCTGAGTCGGCAGGCCCCTGTTGTCATCAGATGCCATGTCGTCTTCATCGTGAATGTCATAAGTGGCCACTGCCCCGATTGTAACTGCTTTGTCCATGTCTATATCTCCGTCATTATGGGTTTGCCGTGGTCTATGTCCTGCTCCCACGTTCTTTCCGTGATTATTGTATGTACCAGCCCGGAGAGAATCCCCGCGGCCGGGTAGTCGTAGACTTTGCCTTTATCAATGATGTCCGGCTGGATGGCTTCCACCCTGGCGATCAGGTCCGGGAACTGGCTGATTGCAATTGTCCGTTGCTCTTTGGCCCGCTTGAGCTGCCACATATACAGCGGGAAGACATTGGGTTCATACCAGTCTGCCGGTTCCCTGACATAGAAACCCCGATCCGATCCCAGCTTGGTTTCCAAAGCCACGCTGGTTTCTGCCACCAATGCCGTGTACCGGTCCGGGTCTGCAATCCAATCGGGCAGTATTCCACCAAACTCGCCATGGCGATATTGTTTCCTGGTCATGATCACATCCTCCACCAGGTCATAAACAGATTGATGCTCCCGGAACTCCAGAGCCTGAATCCTGCCATCCGCCACCCCGGCGATAATCATGCACCCTGGTTGCATGGCAGTGGGCCAGCCGATTGCACCGGCGATGGCCGCATACTTGGCCCCGGTCCTCATGTCATGGATCACCGACGGCTTGAGCTCCCGCATTTGACCGGTGACCTCGGCCCAGTCATGCCGGGCTTGCCGTGTCTCAGCGTTGTATGCAGTCGGTTAGGTGATGGCACACCCCTGGTTCTCATTTTGAGTTTGGATTCCACCAGTATTTTGCCGGACCCGGTTGATTCTCTCTTGGGTCTGCTGATCTCTGAAATCAGATCCGGATCGTTTGGTATGCTGATCAACTGGTCTTCCGGGTGTTTCGCAATCCCACACACCACCTCATAGGTTTTTTCAAAACGCCGGCGCAGTTTCCACATATTCATGGCCCGGACGTTGGCGAACAGGTCTTTGTTTTTGCGCTCGGTGTCTTCATAATTGCCCGGCAGCTCCGTGGATGAATTGTGGA